AGATTGGAAATACCTAAACGACCCTACAATGAGAGGTGGTTTACCAACAAACACTGGTTCTGGTAAAATCAATGGTTTATTAGTACCAGCTGGTTCAACTAGCGTATACGACCAAATTCTTGGTAAGAACGCTAAGAGACCTTTCTTACATGTAAGATATAGAGCTTCAGAAACTGAAGACAGAAGATATAAGACTTGGATTACTGGTTCTGCTGGTGGTGCTGCTACATCTGATATCGATAACATGCAAGTTAACTTCTTAAGTGAAAGAGCTGTATGTACTCTAGGTGCAAACAACTTCTTCTTATTTAAGCAGTAGTAATTAATTCAAAGGGGTACAGAAATGTGCCCCTTTTTTAAATTTAAATTAAATTAAATCAAATGAAAAAAGAAAAAACAGCCGAAAAAAAGACGGGTGGTTTGAAAGTAAAACCCGCAAAAACTTCCCCAAAGTTTGTTGACAAAACTTATAAGCTTACCAGAGAGGTAGCTCCTTTATCATTAATATTAGCATCAAGACACACTAACCGTGTGCCTCTTTTATATTTTGATGAAGAGACAGGTGTAAATAGACCCCTTAGATATGCAAGAAATCAAAACTCACCTTTTCAAGATGAACAAGATGACAATGCAATATTAGAACCAATAGTGTTTGAAGATGGGTTTTTATTTGTGCCTAAAAACAATCAAGTATTACAAAAGTTTTTAGCACTACATCCAGCCAATGGAAATATATTTGTTGAAATAAACAAAAAGAAAGAGGCGCAAAGTGTGGTAGATAATCTTAATGCGGAAGTAGACGCTTTAATAGAAGCAAGACAACTTGATATAGAGCAAGTTGAAACTATAGGTAGAGTTTTGTTTCAGCAAGATGTTACTAGAATGTCAACAGCAGAGCTGAGAAGAGATATATTAATATTTGCAAAACAAGACCCTAATGGTTTTCTATTATTGTTAAAAGACCCTATGCTTAAGTTAAACGCTACAATACAAAATATGTTAGATAAAAACTTATTGCAGTTAAGAAACCAGAAAAAAGAAGTGTGGTACAATACTCCGTCTAATAAAAAGAAAATGTGTAACATACCTTATGGAGAAGACCCGTTGTATATTATAGCTTCATTTTTCCAAAGCGACGATGGTGTTGAAATGTACAAGCACCTAAAAACGTTAGTTAAAAATTCGTAACTTTGTAACTTGTTTAACGCATAAATTTTTTAACGATGCAAAAATTTTTAAATATACCAGTAACTAATGAGCAAAACCAATTGGTAGCCGTTAGTGGAATTCTGTTAATAGAACAAGCTTCTACCACTACAGTCGTAATTACTTATGATGGTGGAAAAGCAACAACTATTACTCACGCAACAGCAGGTGCGGGAGATGAAACGCAAAGAGATGCAATACAAGACGCAGTTGTGGCAGCATTAACTACTTCTTGGACAAACCCATCTTATAATGTAGAGAACCTACCTTATGCAGTAAGTGGAATAGCAGTCTCATAACGATTTAATCCTTCCTTTACTATCGACAGCGAGAAAGCACCCAAATTCAGGGTGCTTTTTTATTTTATGTATCTTTGTAAAAAGATTTTCAAATGATAAATTCAGTAAGAAATACTGTGCTTTCCATAATTAATAAAAATAATTACGGTTATATATCCCCAAGTGATTTTAACTTGTTTGCAAAACAAGCTCAACTTGATATATTTGATGAATATTTTATCAGATATAATCAGCAGATAAATGAAGAAAATGCAAGAATATCTGGTACAGGTTATGCAGATATCAAAAAAGGATATGAAGAGGTAATTGATACTTTTTCAGTAACTTCTTTTCTTACACAAAAAACTCAAAACGTATTCTTTCTGCCTTCTCAAGCTACAACGGGGTCTGATTATTATTTATTAAATAAAGTCTTATGTTTTTCTGGCGGAGTGCTAAAAGGTGAAGCAGAGAAAGTTACACATAGTAAAATTACAATGCTTAACAGTTCGCTTTTAACTTCTCCATCTACTATATTTCCTGCATATACACAAGAAGCAGACGAAATAACTATATTTCCAAATACTTTCAATGGAACTAATGATGTTCAAGCACAATATGTAAGATATCCAAAAGACCCAAAGTGGACGTATGTTACACTTTATGGAGGTGAGCCATTGTTTGACCAGACACAAAATGATTATCAAGATTTTGAACTTCCAATAGATGATTCAAATAATTTAGTTGCAAAAATTTTACAGTATGCGGGTATTTCAATAAGAGAAGCTGATGTATTTCAGTTTGGCCAAATAGAAGAACAACAACAAAATCAAACTGATATTTAATTATGACATATATAAATCAAAAAAAATATTATACAAATGATGGTGTCAATCCTACAGATTCAAATTGGGGTTCATATCAATACGTAACTTTAGAAGATATAGTAAAAAACTTTCAATTAATGTATGCTGGAAATCATGCTTTAGTTAATAATGTTAATAGATTTAAAATATTATTTCATGCAAAGCGAGGTATACAAGAGTTGAACTACGATGCCTTCAAACAAATTAAAGCATTAGAATTAAAAGTATATGATGATTTGAAATTTGTTTTACCACCAGATTATATAAACTGGGTAAAGTTATATTTACTAAAAGATAATGTTTTAAGAGAATTAACAGAGAATATTCAGGTTCAATCAGCTAACTCTTTTGTTCAATCAGGCACGTCTGATTTCACTTACGATGCTGATAATAATGCAACCATCATAGAATCAAATTTAGATAAAGAAAGAAAAGATGGTTCACTTAAAAGTATTTATTTAAATGATGAAGTTGATACAGATGTAAATCCTAATGTTTATTATTTTGATAATGATTTATATAATTATCGTATTGGCGCTAGGTATGGTTTAAATACAGAAACGGCTAATATAAATCCTACATTTACTATTGATAAAAAAGCTGGTGTTATTAATTTTGATTCAACAATGCAAAATCAACAATGTGTATTGCAATACATCTCTGACGGAATGGAGAATGGAGATGACTCAAAAATAAGTGTAAATAAATTATTTGAAGATTACATTTATGCTTACATACAATATGCTATATTAAATAGTAAATTTGGAGTGCAAGAGTATATTGTTAACAGAGCTAGAAAAAACAAACAAGCTTTGTTAAGAAATGCTAAAATCAGATTAAGTAACATTCACCCAAGCAGATTACTAATGAATCTTAGAGGTGAGAATAAGTGGCTAAAATAAAATGGCAAACATTCAAAGAAATTTTATTAGGGGGCGTATGAATAAAAGCCTTGACGAAAGGCTTGTCCCGAATGGAGAATATGTAGATGCTTTGAATGTTAGGCTTGGTTCTACTGAAGAATCTGAAATTGGTGCAGTAGAAAACTCTAAAGGTAACAGTGCGCTAACAGAACTTCAATATGTAGACGGAACAAAATTAAGTTCACAAGCAAGATGTCTTGGTGCGTTTGAAGATGGAGCTCAGTTAGTTATTTATTGGTTTGTACATGACCCAGCCTTTACTCAAGGTGCTACTGGAAAATTAGATTTAATAGTTTCTTATGATGTTGAAACAGGTGAGCTTTTATATCACGTAATTAGTATTGACAACGGCAATGGTATAGATACCACATTAAATTTTAATCCTAATTTTTTAATAACAGGTATAAATAAAATAGAAAACTTGTTATTTTTTACAGACAATTTTAATCCTCCTAGAGTAATTAATATTAATAAAAATTATGGAGACCCTAGACCAGGAGTATTGATAGATGATTTTAACCAAGATGATATCTTAGTTATAAAAAAACCCCCAACTAGCGCTCCAACAATTCAACCTTTTAATGTATCTACTATAACTGATGCTTTTTTAGAGGATAAGTTTTTATGTTTTGCATATAGGTATAAGTATGAAAACAATGAGTTTTCAGCTACTTCACAGTTTAGTGAACCTTCATTTACACCCGGAGTATTTCAATTTAGCTCTAATAGTTTTCTTAATGAAGGAATGGTTAACACTAACAATGCGTGTAACATAACTTTTAATACAGGTAGCAGCAAAGTAACAGATGTACAAATATTATTTAAAGAGGCTGATTCTAATGTAATCAAAATTATAGAGACCTTTAACAAAAAACAAGAAGGTTTTACTGACAATCAAAATAGAACTGTAGCTTTTACAAATCGTAAAATATTTAGCGTATTACCAGATTCTGAAATTTTAAGAACATTTGATAATGTTCCTCAGCTGGCTAAAGCACAAACTTTGATGGGCAACAGATTGGTATTTGGTAATTATACAGAAGGATATAATTTAACAGATTCAAACGGCAGAAAAGTAAACTTTGGTTTTGAGTCTACTGTTTTATCGGAACAAATATCAACAACAGAATTACCAGTAAATTTAGGACTAGCAGAGTTTACTATAGATGGTTCAACACCAGGAACTCCTCCTCCTAAAAATGTGGATGACAGTAAAATAAATATAGACATGTCATCGTTAGTTTCTAATGGTTTAACTCCTTCTAAATTAAAAGCTGGTTCGGTTTTAACTTTAACATTTGGTATAACATATAGCGATTCAGTCCAAGTTGGTGCAGGCCCAGCGCCTGTCCCTCCAACTACAACACAGTTTGTAACTTGGAGTTATACCCTTCTTCAAGACTATGACACTGTAAATGCTTTAGTAACAAGCACAGATTGGGTAGATAAAATTGGAACTGCTACCACTATAAAAACAGTTGCTAATGCGGCCAACGGAAGAACATTAACTGATGTATTCAATGCAGCTTTACCTTTTGCTTTTGACACAAACTATGACGCAATTAATCAAACTGGAAGAACAAGCGCAACAACTGTTCCTGCAGGTAGCGTTGTTGGTGAGCCAATAATTACAATAGACAATTCAGCAGGAAGCAATACATTTTCATTACAAAATTTAGCTGCTGTATATCTTAATTCTGTTTCCGCCAACTCCGTTTTTGTGTATTACAGGTTTACTAATGTAAATGTATCTTTTCAAGAAACACCATCCATAGGGAGTTTGCATAGTAATAGAGGTTATGAAATTGGAATGGTTTATATGGATGATTTTAATAGAGCTTCTACAGCACAAGTAAGTCCTTTTAATTCTGTAAACCTACCTTGTAGTTTATCAACTTCAAGAAACTATATTCAAGTTGAAATACCTACTTCTCAAAATCCTCCAAGCTGGGCTACCAAATATAAATTTGTAATAAAACCTACAGCTACAACTTATCAAACAATATATAGCAATATAGTTTATAATGATTCTGGAACAGGAGCAAGTTACTTTTTATTAGATGGAGAAAACGCTGCAAAAGTAGAAGCAGGGGATAGATTAGTTGTAAAAGCTGACGCTAGAGGAGCTATGAACAGATGTGTTTTTGCTACAGTATTAGAAAAGGAATCAAAAGCTAAAGGGTTTATAAACGTATTTGATGTTGCGGGAAATGAAGTAGAGGTGTTTGGTGGTGTTTATATGAAAATAAATCCATCAAATTTTGCAGCTGTGCAATCAACTGACTCTGTTATTGAAGAAACAATCAAGCAAGTAAACAAAGTAGACACATATCCTGTTGTGGCATTTCCTTTCTTTACTGCTACAAATGCGTCATCCTCAACTCCTGTTTTTAACGTATTTGATGTTCCTGTCGGCACAAGGATAACAATGAGAATTGACTTTCAAAGAAATGGGGGTAAATCTGTTTTAGGTAATCAATGTGATAGAAAAAACTATATATTAGAAAAAACTTTTATTGCTTCAAGAGATTATGGAAATATGGCAGAGTGGTTTAATGGAGATAACATTAACACAACTTTAAATTCAGGAATAGAAGATGCGGCTGGAACGGAAACAATTAATAATAATTACTTAACTCCTACAAACAGCGTTGCTGCTTCTCCACTAACAACAAGTACAACATACAGCGCTAATAAATCAGCAACCGAAATCGCAAATGCTAATTTATTTGGAACAACAGCGACTGACCCTACAACTAATTTTTACTACAGGATATATGAAGATACAAGCACTCAAGACCCTAATGGAAATAATTTAATTTATTTATTAATTAATGGGCCAAAATCTTGTGGTAATACTTCCAACAAACGTTCTGAACTAGAAGTATCTTTTAGTGTTTATCGAAGCGATTCTACTTATGTATTTGAAACTGAGCCAGAAGATGCTTTACCAGACGTGTGGTATGAAAACAACGAATCATTTAACATAAGTAATGGCCTACACGAAGGGAATGTACAAAGTCAAACAAAAGATTCAAGCGGATTAATTATACAATCTGCTAAAATAAACACAGGCTTTATTAATTGTTTTGCTTTTGGAAACGGAGTAGAGAGTTATAGAATACGAGATTCTATAAAAGAACCATCTTTTAATTTAGGTAATAGAATATTTACCACTTCAAATGAAGAGTATAAAGCAGCTCATAGGTTTGCTGATTTAACTTATAGTGGTGTGTTTAACGATGAATCTAATGTAAATAGATTAAACGAGTTTAATTTAGGGTTGTTAAATTTTAAACCACTAGAAGAAACCTATGGTGATGTAGAAATTTTATTTGCGCGTGAGACTGATATTTTAGTTTTACAAGAAGATAAAATATCTTATGTTTTAGCAGGTAAAAACTTACTATCAGATTCAACAGGAGGAGGCGCTGTAACATCTGTTCCTGAAGTTCTAGGAACACAAATAGCTCGTATTGAAGATTATGGTATAAGTAATCATCCAGAAAGTTTTGCAGAGTTTGGTGAGAATAAATATTTTTCAGACGCTAAAAGAAATGTAATTGTAAAGTTAACTGGAAGCTCAGCTCAAAACGAAACTCTTAGTGTAATTTCAAACCAAGGAATGAGAAGCTGGTTTAGAGATTTATTTGCTGAAGCATCAGCCACTCAAAAACTAGGTGGATATGACCCATACATGCACGAGTATGTATTTACTTCAAATACAATAGTTAAACCTGAGACGGAAATATGTACCGCTTGTGGTGTAACTAAAAACATAACTATAGTTGCAGGTCAAGAATTTGTGTATTGTGTAGATGTTACTGAAGAAACAGGTACTATATATATAGATTATGTAATTCCTTTTGAAAACACAGATTTAATTGTAACTGAAGGAACAGAACAACAAATTGTAACTGAAGGAGGAGTAGATATAGAAACCGAAGCACAGTCGTCAGGTACAGGATACACTATTCAAGCTATTTACGATGGAGTTACATATACCACAGGTGTAGTATATCAAAGCGGAACTCTTTCATTTACAAAACCAAACGCAACACCAACAGAGGTGGTGTTAATTGTAACTACAGATTCAGCAGTAGATGATACTATACAAATTACAGTTAAATGTCCAGGGCCAGTCCTTTTCGATGTGTACAGTATAACTCTTACTACTAACTCTAATGCTACTCAATTTATTCACACTGAGTTTTTCTGGCAACAAGGAACAGTTACTTCTCCAACTCAATCTGATTTGGTTACATTTTTAGCAAGCCCTAACGACCCAATAGTCTCTCAATATAGAGAACTAGAAGGGGGTCAAGGTTCTAATGTAATTCCACCAGATGGAGCTACTATTACAATGAGAAGTAATAAAATAAATTTTGATAACTATGTGTTTGACCCAACTGAAAACGAATTTAGATATTTAAGAACTGATGCGTTGTTTGAAAACAATTCAACAGATATTAACATACTATTAGCCGCTTCAGTTCAAGCTACTCCAATAAATACAAGTGGAGCTCCAAATTTATATTCAGCAGATTTTGTAATGCCTGCTGGTGGAAGTAAATTATATTTAATTTACGATTTAAGAAATTCTTTAGGTCAACAACTATGTTATTCATCTGGTAGTTTCTTTGAAGCTTGTTGTGATTGTACATTTACACCTGCACCAAGTCCGACTCCTAGTCCGACTCCTGCACCAGCTGTTCCTACTTATAATTACTTTATTGGTATAGATTGTGTTAATTTACAAGCGGTTTATTTAAAAGCAGACACAACACTGGGTGTAGTTGTAGGTAATGAGGTTCAGTATACTAGTGGAGGTTCAGTGGTAGGTTGTGCATCTTTATACGCAACAGGAGGAACGGGGACAAACGGAGAAATAACAGTAGTAGTGTCAGGATGTGGAGATTCAAGATGTTCAGTATAAATGGTTAACTTTGTAAAATTATAGATGGCTGCAATAACAGGAACATATTATTATAGTTCAGCAAGTTTTTCAACTGCAACTGCATTATATACTGATGCTGCATTGACAACGTTTGCGCCTGATGGATGGTATTCAGACCAAGCAATATATAGACAGCAAGCTTCAGGAATTTTGTATGCAGAAGTTACTTGCCCAAATTGTTTATCACCATCTCCAAGTCCTATACCAACACCTGCACCAACCACTACACCTAGTCCAACACCTAGTCCAACACCTAGTCCAAGCCCTACCCCTGCACCTGTAGTAAGCTATGATTACAACGAGTATACAGAATGTAGCGGAAGCGCAACACAAATATTTAGAATTGTTTCTGGAGGTTCATTCCCTGCTGTAGTAGAATATAACAGCACATGTTGGGAAAATCCAGTAGTAACTAGCACAATATCATTAGTAGATGTAGGAGGATTAAATACACATTCTGTTTGTGCTACATGTACACCTACTCCGACTCCATCACCAACACCTAGTCCAACACCAGCACCTGTAGCTTCAACTCAATTATTTTCTACAGATAGCGCAAACAATGGTCAAAACTCATCATCAATTGCTTGTCCTTTACAAACATCTATTAGCATTTATAGTTCAAGGCCTAATGTTGCTTCAATACAAGTAAATGATATTATATATACTGATGCTGGACTTTCTAATATATTTAATGGTGGTTTGAAATGGTACGGGGTAACTGACACTACAGGAAAGTATCCTAATTTAGATAGTGGTTTTGCTTTATTGATAAATTCTACGGGAGCAGTAGATGCAATAGTTGATTGTATGGCCTCTCCAACACCATCGCCAGCGCCGACTGCTGCGCCTACTCAAGATGTTGAAATTAGACAGTGTGGTACTACAAGTCCTACATATAAAGTTAGAATTTCAGGTACGTCTGGATATATAAACTCACAATCAATAGAAATAACTGGAGCGGCTGCAGGGCCAAATCCAGAGTTTACTGGCGCTACATGTTGGGAGATAATAGATAGTGCGGCTACTACTTATGATTCTACAGTTACAGTAAATTCAGCTTATAGTAGTTGTGGTGGGTGTGCTCCGACTCCTATATATGAATACAATGAATATACTGAGTGTCATACTAATACAACGCAAGTATTTAGAAAACTTACTACAACATCAAGTTGGCCAAGTGTAGTGAAATATAATGTTAGTGGAAATGATTTATGTTTCTCTAACCCACAATCTACAACTGGAAACTCTAGTATAAGCGTTGAATCATTAACAAGCTTTAATACTTGTTTTGATTGTGAAAGTCCAAGCACATTTAGTACAGCGTTTGCACAAAATGGTTCGGCAACTGATACCGCTGCGTGTGGTATAGCTACAAGCGCTTACTTGTTTACAACTAGAGCAAGCGTAGGATTAATACAAACTGGAGATACAATGTTTGCTAACTCTTCTCAATCTACTGTGTTTAACGGTGGTTTATTATGGTATGGTGTATCAAACGTTCAAGGTCAAGTACAACCAGACTTTGCATTATTAATTAATTCTTCAGGAACAGTAAATGCTAAAGTTAGCTGTGCAGCCCCAACACCTACACCAGCCCCAACACCAGCTCCTGTAGCAACTCAAAATGTAAGAGTTCAAGATTGTATAACTGGATTGTCTTATGATATTACAATAAATGGAAGTAGTGGATTAATCAATGGTTTAGCTGTGAGATTATCTGGTGGTGGAGGAAGTTGTCCAACTTGGGATGGAACACAATGTTTTGAAATTACAGCTATAACCGGAATATCTCCTGTATGTTCAGCTACATTGACAGCTACAACCACTGGGGGATGTGCATTTAACAACTTTACTGGATGTACAGGCGCACCAACACCAGCTCCTAGTCCAACGCCAGCACCTAGTCCTACTCCTTCGCCGAGTCCGACTCCTAGTCCAACGCCAGCACCTGTAGTATCTAATTACTATTACGCTATTACAAGATGTGATGGAGGAGTAAATACATATACTGAAATGGTATCGGCAAGTGTATTAATAACAGGTCAAGCAGTCTTGATGGCAGACGGACACTGTTATGAAATTCAAGACATACCAGCGGGTATAAATGGAAATGCTCCAGTGTCAACACACGCGTCATGTGCTCAGTGTAACGCAGCAACACCAACACCATCTCCGACTCCATCACCAACACCATCTCCGACACCGAGTCCATCACCAACGCCAGCTCCAAGCGCAGCATGTAATCCTGTAAGCTTAGAGTTTATAAGTCAAGGCAGCTCTACTCCTGTGCCAAGCTTTACTTGTCTTACTTCAGTGGGATACTTTATGAATACTACCGACTTCTGTACAGCTACATTGTTGTATAGAGATAGCGCTTGTACAAGAGGAGCATTAGCAGGATACTATAACACAGGAAGCTTCTACAGATACTGGAATGGGTCAGCATTTACAAGCTCATGTACAAGCACTACTTGTCCATAATCTTTTGTCTTTCAATTTTTTATTTATAACTTTAATTAAATTTAATTAAATCTAATGCAAGAAATAAAAAACTTTCTAACACCTGACGAGTGTCAGGAACTAATTGCTATGATTGATGCTAATCATAGTCGCTCATCTGTTGTTGTTGGTGGTACTGACCG